TACAGGAACGTATGAAGTTTGGTAACTTTGCTCAGGGAGCTTTAAGTCAGATTGGTGCAGCATCTATGTTTGGGTATCTCTATCAGCTTTCTACAGGCGCAATGGATGGAAATACTTATGCAATGACTCCTCCAGCAGTTTCAATAGCTCAGTCAGGCTTACAGGCTTTGACAGCATATAACAACGGTGAGATTACTGAAGCAGAGTATAGACGTATACTACGTTTAGCTCCTGCACAATCTCTTTATGGTATTAGACAGGGTATTAACTATCTAGCAAACGAATTAGGTAATTAAAGGATAAACGATGGCCTTTTCATATTATGACTATACAGGGGATGGTGTAACAGATACGTTCACCATTACCTTTACATACCAAAGCACTGCGGAAATCAGTGTTACTGTGGATGGTGTGGCTGAAACAGGCCTCACTTTTCCTTCTACAACTACGGTGCAGTTAACATCTGCTCCTGCTTCTGATGCTCTTGTACGAGTACGCAGAACAACAAACCTTAATGCACGTTCAGTGGACTTTGCGTCTGGCTCAGTGTTGACTGAAGAAGACTTGGATAACTCTAACATTCAGGTCTTCCACGGCTCTCAGGAAGCTGTGGATTATGCTTTGGATTCGATTGCAAAAGATGCTACTGGTGTCTTTGATGCTGAATCAACACGCATTAAAAACGTAGCTGATCCTACAGCAACACAAGACGCAGTAACCAAGAACTATCTTGAAAACACTTGGCTAACTACTGCTGACAAAGCACAGCTTAACTCTCTTGATACTGACAACTTGGATACAGTAGCAAACGATATTACAAACGTAAATACTGTTGCTACAAATATTGCTAATGTCAATACTGTCGCAGGGAATAACGCTAACGTAACAACTGTCGCAACTGACATTGCTAACGTCAATACTGTTGCAGCAGACCTTAACGAACCTGTATCAGAGATTGACACAGTAGCAAACAATATCACTAACGTCAATACTGTTGGTGGTATCTCTACTGACGTTACAACAGTCGCTGGTATTTCTAGTGACGTAACAGCAGTAGCAGCAGACGCAACCGACATTGGTACTGTGTCCACTAATATTGCTAACGTAAATACTGTTGCTGGTATCTCCTCTGATGTAACCACAGTTTCAGGGATTAACGCTGCTGTGTCTTCAGTAGCTGCTGATGCTACGGACATTGGAACAGTATCCTCTAACATTGCTAACGTAAACACTGTCGCTGGTATTTCAGCAGACGTTACAACGGTAGCAGCAGATAGTACTGATATTGGTACTGTTGCAACCAACATTACTAATGTAAACACTGTTGCAGGGATTAGCGGTAACGTAACAACGGTTGCTGGTATCTCAGCAGATGTTACAGCAGTCGCAGGTATCTCTGGTGACATCCAAGATGTTCAAGATCAGCTTACAGCTATTCAAGCAGTAGCAGATGACTTGCAGGAAGTTACCTCTGAGATTGATACAGTAGCAGCATCTATCGCTAACGTAGACGCAGTGGGTGGTTCTATTGCTAACGTAAATACTGTAGCAACCAACGTAGCCAACGTGAACACTGTTGCAGGTATCTCAAGCAACGTAACAACTGTTGCAGGTGTGGCTGCTGATGTCTCTACTGTAGCAGGTATTAGTGCTAACGTCACTACCGTTGCCAACAACGTGGCAGGTGTTAATAGTTTTGCAGAACGCTATCGTGTGGATTCCTCTGACCCTACTACGTCACTTGACGAAGGGGATTTGGCGTACAATACCACAGACAATGCACTCAAGTATTACAACGGCACGTCTTGGGCATCCATCACTGCTGGTCTTACTGACATTGTTGGCGATGCCACACCCCAGCTTGGCGGCAACCTTGACTTGAATAATTCCGACATTACTGGCACTGGCAATATTAACACATCTGGCAGTCTTGAGGTTGATGGTGCTGTTGTATTTAATCAATCTGGTGCTGATGTAGATTTCCGTGTCGAAAGTGACGGTAACCCAAATATGCTTCGGGTTGATGCTGGCAACAACAGAGTTGGAATTGGTGTAGGTTTGCCAACAACATCATTGGATGTGGCAGGTACAGTCACAATGCTGGGTGCTGATGTAAATGGTGACGGTGACATCTCTGGCAACCTGATTGTAGGCGGCACAGTGACGGCTGATGGGCTGACGGTTGACACAGCAGATGGAAGCCTGACTGTTTCTTCTGGCTTTGAAATTAATTTAGACCGAAACGGCACAAACTATATTCGGGCTAGCAACGCTTCTGGGGGAATAAGATTAGGCTCTGGTTCGGCTTATAATCGTTTGGATGTTGCGTCCAGTGGTGACATTTCTTTTTACGCGGCTGACCAAGTGACGCAAGGCTTGTTCTGGGACGCCTCCACACAGCGATTAGGGCTGGGGACGACTTCGCCTAGTCAAAGATTAGAAGTTAGTGGTGTTGTTCAAGCTAGCTCTGGGTTTGTACTTGATGACACCAACCTACATTATTTATATAATGTTGGTGCAGGACAAATTGGTATTAGGTTTAATGATGGTGCAACAGCCTTAGGCTATATGTGGCTTAAAGACTTTGGAAGCTCAACTAGAGGCATAGGTGTATCTTCTGGTCATCTTGCATTTGCAACAGCCGACACAGAACGCCTCCGCATCGACAGCAGTGGCAATTTGCTGGTGGGTCGGACAAGTGTTGGAACAACTGGAACTGGGCATAGCATAAGAGGTGCTGATAGTGCTGTTTTTGTTCGTTCTGGGGGTGAATCTATTATTGCCGCAAGAAATACGTCTGATGGTCAGATTATTCGATTTGACAAAGACGGCACAACGGTCGGGTCGATTGCTTCTAGGGCAGGTGTTGTCACCAGCGTTATTTTGAACCCTGCAAGTGGTACAGGAGCTGGAATTTCAGGCGGGACAAGTGCGGTTGTACCAGCAGATGAATCAACCATCAGGGATAATGAAATCAGTTTGGGTGTAAGCACTCACCGCTTCAAAGACCTCTACCTATCCGGCGGTGTCTACTTGGGTGGCACAGGTTCAGCGAATTATCTGGATGATTATGAAGAAGGCACGTTTACGCCTTCTCTTGGAGGTTCACCTAGCGCACCAACGGTAAGTTTCAGCTCTCAACAGGGTTGGTATAGAAAAGTAGGTAATGTTGTTCACTTTATCATAGATGTAACAATTTCATCTATATCAGGTGGAAGCGGTGGCGCAACATTTACAGGTTTGCCATTTACGTCAGCTACCTTTGCAAATGGCGGTTATGGGATGATTGGTATAAGATATGGTGCTTCCCCTGCAATCACCTATACAAAACGTATTTACGGCGATTCAAGTTTTGTAAACGCAAATGACGCAACTTTGTATTTGTATGGCACAACTTCTACTGGAACCGAGATTCAAATTCTGGTGAGCGATATTAGCACAGGTAGGATTTATATATACGGCACTTATTTCGCGGCATAACCCACTGCATAGCTTTGGGTCGGACAGTCCAACCATCAAAGGAGATAAACAGATGGCATTAACAGAAGAAACAATCCAAGACAAAATCGAAATCGTAGGCGACTACAAACACATTCAAGTACGAACCGCAACAGTCATCAAGCGTGATGGCGTTGAGATTAGCCGTAGCTTTTCACGGCACGTTGTAGCACCTAACGCTGATATCAGTGGTGAAAGCGCAGAGGTACAGGCTATCTGTGCGGCTGTACATACACAAGAAGTTAAAGACGCATACGCGGCACATCTGGCAGAACAGGAGTAAATGATGGCAACCTACACTTGGGATTTCCCACAAATCGACACAGCCCCAACAGAGGGTGACTTAACAGACGTAGCGAAAGCTATTCACTGGCGGCTAACGGCAACGCACGACACAGCCACGAACGCAGAAGGCCAGCCGCTTTCTGTCAGCGCATATGGCAGTGCTGGTGTTGGCGAGGCCAATGCCGACAGCTTCACAGCGTTTGACAGCCTGACCAAAGAACAGGTGAAGGGTTGGGTGCTGGCAAGTCTGGACAAGACTGAAGAAGAGTTACAGGCGATGCTTGACCAACAGTTAGACAATCTTATCACACCGCCAATCGTAGGCAAAACTCCAGCAGGGTGGTAACATAGATGAGTACACAGTCACAACTAGATAATCATGAGGCACTCTGTCTAGAGCGTTACAAGGGTATCACAGAGAAACTAGAAGGTTTAGAAAAACGTATGTGGAGGTTAGAGGCTATGATTATGGGTTCTACCTTCGCTATGGTTGCACTAGCTGCTATGTTGTTTTCTAAAGTCATGTAATGTTTCAGGCTATGATACTGGTGTGTAGTATGCTGCCCAATGCAGAACCACCCTGCGTAGAGCTTCAGGACAAGAGAGGCCTACTTAGAACAGAACAACTGTGTGAACAACGGCTGGAAGAAATGAAGGCCGTTATTCCACAGATGTTTTACCCACCCTACGTTGTAGGAGCTAAGTGTGAGAAAATAGGAGAGCATTTATGATTACTGCTCTAATACCACAACTACTACCACTTATTAGTAGTGTGATAGACAAGACTATTCCAGATGAGAATGGTAAGGCAAAGGCTCTACAGGACATAGAAAAAACCCTGATAGACAACGCTAGTAATATTAACCTAGCTCAGATAGCCACAAACCAGACAGAAGCAAAACACAAGAATATCTTTGTTGCTGGCTGGAGACCTGCTATTGGCTGGTCATGTGCGCTGGGTATCTTCTGGTTATTTATTGGTGCTAACTTTGCACAGTGGGGTATGAACATGGCAGGGATAGAGGGAGAAGTTCCTACTGTTCCGTCTGACGTACTTCTTGAATTAACCTTTGCAATGCTTGGCATGGCAGGACTTAGAACTTTTGAAAAGATAAAGGGTGTTAGTAAGTGAGTACGCATATCTTTAATATGTTTAATCAGACTACTGCTGAACAGGCGGCTAAGAACCGTGGAGAAAAGATAGATGACACAAAAACAACTGATGGACACCCTACACGAGGAAGTGACGAAAGAGTTACTCCTACGAGTGAGGAGTGGAGAAGCGACAGCAAGTGAACTATCAGTAGCTGTTAAGTTTCTCAAGGACAATGGTGCTAGTCTTGATGTAATCATGGCTGAGTCACCTATGGCTAACCTACTGGAGAGCCTACCATTTGATAGCACGGAGGCAATGCAATGACAGTAGCACACAACGCAAGTCTTAAACACATAACAGTAACTCTAACTGGTGGTAACTGGACTAAGGTATTAGACGAAGACCATACTCGTACCTATCTTATGATACAAAACAACGAAGATGCTCATCAGATTACTGTAGGTTTTGGTACAAATACAGTAGCACCTACTACTGGTTTTCTTATTGATGGTGCAACGTCTAACCACAAGACAACAGAAGTAACCTTTGAGTTTGGTGTAGCTCCTATTAACGCTATATGGGCTAAGACTGTTGACACACATGACCACCCTATTCACGTAGTATATGATGACTAATATACCTGAAGCCTTAAAAGACTTTAGAAACTTCACATACCTTGTATGGCAACATTTAGGACTCCCAGAGCCAACACCTATTCAGTACGACATAGCACACTACCTACAGCACTCACCGAAGCGTTGCATCATTGAAGCCTTTCGTGGGGTAGGTAAGAGCTACATTACAGCAGCCTATGTCGTACACCAACTCCTCCTAGACCCCCAGCTAAAGTTTATGGTGGTGTCTGCTAGTAAGGCTAGGGCTGATGACTTCTCTACATTTACACAGAGGATTATCACAGAGCTACCCATATGCCAACACCTAGTGGCTAAGGATGGTCAGAGGTGGTCTAAGATAGCCTTTGACGTAGCCCCAGCTAAGGCCTCAGGGTCTCCTAGTGTTAAGTCTGTAGGTGTGACTGGTCAGTTGACTGGTTCTCGTGCTGACATCATCATTGCTGATGACGTTGAAGTACCTAATAACTCTATGACACACATGATGAGGGAGAAGCTAGGGGAGACTGTTAAGGAATTTGACGCTGTTCTCAAGCCTGATGGTAAGATTATCTATCTAGGTACACCACAGAATGAGATGAGTCTCTATAATACACTGACTACTCGTGGTTATGACATGAGAGTCTGGCCAGCTAGATACCCTACCCTAGAACGAGCAGAGAAGGCCTATGGAGGCCGTCTAGCTCCCTCGCTGTATGAAACCCTTCAGAACAAGCTAGAGGCTGTCTATGGGCTTCCTACGGACTCTAAGCGGTTTGATGATGAAGACTTGTTAGAAAGAGAACTAAGTTATGGTAGGTCTGGTTTTGCTCTCCAGTTTATGCTGGATACTAGTCTGTCTGACGCTAATAAGTATCCGCTAAAGCTTGCAGACTTGATGATTATGTCCTGTGACAGAGACACAGCACCTGAGAAGGTGGTCTATGGGATTATGAAGCCCCTCCACGAGTTGCCTAACGTGGGTCTTAGTGGGGATAAGTTCTATGCCCCTGAGGAGACGCTGGGACGCTCTGAGTACACAGGCAGTATACTAGCCATTGACCCCTCTGGTAGAGGCTCTGACGAGACTGCATACGCCATTGTGAAGATGTTAAACGGTTTCCTCTACGTTGTGGATGCTGGTGGCATTGCTGGTGGGTATTCTCAGGAGACACTACAGACTCTTGCAGACCTTGCTAGGGTTCATAGGGTTAATATGGTACTGGTTGAGAGTAACTTTGGTGACGGTATGTTCACAGAGTTAATGAAGCCATACCTTGAGAAGACTTATCCTGTTACTATGGAAGAAGTACGACACAGCAAGCAGAAGGAACACAGGATTATAGACACCCTAGAGCCTGTCATGAACCAGCACAAGCTTGTTATAGACCCTAAGGTTATCCAGAAGGACTATGATAGTGTCCAGAGTATGCCTCCTGAGAAGGCTGTGAAGTATATGTTGACCTATCAGTTGACTAGGATTACTAAACAGCGTGGTGCTTTGGCTCACGATGATAGACTTGACGTACTAGCTATGGCTGTACAGTACTGGGTAGACCAGATGGCTGCTGATGCTGACAAGCAGATGGTTAGTAAGAGGAATGAACTACTAGAACAAGAGCTAGAAAAGTTTATGAATGGTGTAAATGTTGGATATAGACCACCAGAAGCAGAAGGATGGTTAAATCTCTAAGGTTACTCTATAGAAGAGACCCCCCTGTTACCTATATATAACCTGTTTTATCGGTCAGACTTAGGTTAACTTGGGGGTACTTCTGGTGCTTCTGCTGGTGGTGTTACTAAAGGCAAGGCTAAAATACTCAAAAAAATCTGAGAGGGTATATAATATAATCAATACGCGCGTACCCCCACGCACACGCCTTCATTATGTTTCACGATACGCTAGGCATCTTGAGGATTCCTGAAGATTATCTTGAGGATTCTTTAAGATTCCTTAGGATTCCGCAGATTGCCTAAGGTTTTTGTTTGTATCTGTATCTTTCTCTATCTGTTCTTGCATTTTCTTTTGTTTGTTTTCAATGACTTATCATTTTATTTCATATTTTTTCATTTTTCCTATTGCTTTTATTTTTCGTCTATGCCATTCTTTAAGCATAGGCAAACACAAGCCAACTCACTAGCGACAACGTACTAGGTACAGATAACAAGGTGACAAGGTGGAAAGGTGGCTAGCCAGTCTAAAGCCTAAAAAATACGAAGACCAAAAAAAAGAGATTGACAAACAATTCAGAATATGCAGAATAGAATACAAGATGACGAAGCATCTATAAAACTTGCAGACTACTAGCCTAAATGCTAGGTCTTTAAAGGATAAGGTTAGCAGACTATCACGGACGATAGAAAGCCCTAGCCAAAGACGCTATAAAACCCTGTTTATGTCAGGTGGTGCGAGGATGTCTGACTATCTTTCTGACTGCTTACAGGATACAATGGTGTATCCGTCTAGCTAGTAGGATAAAACTATGAAAACTTACACAACAAAACTATTCGGCAAAACAGTAGCAGTCTATGGCAAACGCAAGCGTGTAGTCAAGAACAGGTACGGTCTATCTTTTGGTAGCACCTTTACAGGTTTGCACTTAGGCAAGACCAGTAGATATCTATCTGTTCCTTTTCTTAGCAAGCGTTCGTTCGGTGGTGTTCGTGATATCACCAGAACTTATTAGCCTTGACAGGTGCAACGATATAGCTTATCGTTGTATCCTGTAAACAGTCGGGAAGGGTAAGAAAATGAGTGTAGAAAACATATTATCAATCTATCGTATAGCAACACCAGAAGAAAAGCGCGATGGTGTTGTGTGGTATGCTCAAGCATTAGCACAATGTAATAGACTAGCAATAGACTATGAAGTACCTTTATCTATTGTTGTTGGTGTTGTTGCGGCATTATCACCTAATAATAAATGGGATAGAAATATTGACAACGCACATGATATGATCAAGGCTTATATCAATGGCGATGATATTGACTCTTTCAATGTCAGCACATACCATGCCATGAAGCGTAAGGCGTGGTCTATTCTAGAAGCAATGCCAGAAAGTGATGATCAGATTATCGGTATCTTGAACGGTCAGAAGATTACCAGTTTCTTTCAGAACATAATGGGCTATGATACCTGTACTATTGATGGTCATGCTAGAAACATAGCGTATGCTGAAAGATTAAGCTTGACAGGTTCTATCAGTATTGGTAAGAAGGAATATGCAGCACTACAACAAGAGTATGTAGAAGCAGGAAAGAAAGTTCGTCTTAATGGTAGACCATTGAAAGCTTTTGAGATGCAAGCTATAACGTGGGTAGTGTGGCGTAGGTATAATGAGATTTATTAAGAAGGGGAAATAAAATGTTTGCAAGTAAGTGCGCTGGATGTGACCAACGCAATGCCAACATCTATGATGCAGATGCAGATGATATGTATTGCTATGACTGTCACTTAGAAAAGCAACAAGAAGATGAATGTTTTTGTGACGAAGATAGTGGCATCGTATGCCATTTACATGAGGAGGAATTTTATAATGATTAAAGTATTAGGCACAACAATGCTAGCAATATATGTGACTGTCAGTTTGTGGTGGTTACTTGTGGTAGTATCAGGATAAGGAAAGGAACAGGACAATGAGAGTAACCAAGAGAATGTTAGAAGTTAGACTAGGCCGTATCAATAGGCGACTAGGCACGGACTATTGGCTAAACAATGCACCTCATTATGGTGGTTGGCAGTTGACTTGTAACAAGGGTAGCACTATCATACAGCATAGACTACCACCAAGAGAGATGCTTGCCTATCTTGATGGGCTGATAGTGGGTATGGATATGATGGAAGGGGCATACCATGAGTAAGCGCATGGACTTTTGGGATTGGATGGACACAATGACACTGATAATCTTTATGAAAGGTAAATAAAATGAGATACATTAGCGAAATGGAACGCGATGCCACATGGATGAGCGAAGACACATGGGCGGCAAAGCATGGTTCAGCAAACTTAAACTTATGGTATGAAATGCAATATACAATGCGTAAAAATAAGGCGTGGTGGGATGATTCCGATATGGAAGGGGACGCAAACAATGTCTAAGCGAATGGACTTTTGGGAATGGATGGACACTTGTCCAGTGGACTATCAACTAGACAATGATGACGGCATGGACATGACACTAACCTTTTTCTTTGAGGATGATGAGGAACTAGAGATAGTGTTTGAACCAGAGGAAGATACAGGACTAGACTTCAATAAAGCAATCAAGTTAGTGGTGGATAATGATGCCTAAATATAAAGTACATACACAATGGACAGGCTACAGTTCTATAATTGTTGAGGCAGATAACATGGACGAAGCAGAGTCTAAGGTTTATCGTGGTGAGTATAAACCAGAAGATGTTTTACATAGAGGATGGGGCTTAGACTATGGCTATGTCCCTAAACATGAAGAAACCATTGGTATAAAGGAAGTGGATGATTATTATCGTGATCCAGATAACGTAGTTAACAATCCAGTCTGGAAGTAGACCACTTAGAACAGGAGACTAACGATGGGTATGTTTGACAAGGATAAATCATACATCATTGGCGTGTGGGACATGACATTCTATGTCGTTGACACAGAAACAGACGAACTTATACGAAACAAAGATGGGACAGTGAAACAGTTTTGTGTAGAGGATTACGACTATTCATACATGGCTGATGGCTTGGGTGTGGATGACTTAACAGAAGTACAGAACACAGTTCACTTATGTAATGGGGAGTTAGTAAAATAATGCTGAGTAGTGTAGAATTATTACATCAGAAAGTCTTAAAGACTATCCTAGATGAATTACCTGTTGACCAACACAATATGTCTGTGATAAACTGGTTGAAGTTACAGTTACACAAGTATGACAAGAAGGGAAGGAAGGGCAATGACTAACTACACAGTAGAAGACTACAACAAGACAGTCTTTCGTGGTCATGTTAG